TTTCATCGATAGTACTGCTGTGTAAACATCGCCCAGATCATCTTCAGCCGCAGCAGTAAACCACTCTGGCTCTAGGATGTCGGAATTTATATATGAAGATGCAATAAAGAAGAAATTCTTTGCCTTTGGGTTCTTTCTTGCAGCCACCCAGCGATCGTGCCAGCGTTCATAAGTCCGCCGTTTCTTAATCTCATTTTCACGGTCACCTTCTTCTTGCGCCACAAGCCATTCCTGCAATGCTTCATTCATAGCAAAACCCGCCTGAATAGCGATAATGATAGCTTCAGCATTGAGGTTTTTCGCCTGACGGATAATCCAATCATGTTCGCCGACATTGGCCGTGTTAGGCATATCCGTAGTGAATGTACGACCACGATAGAAAACTGAATCTCCGTACTCAATCTTGAATCCGCGGACTGCCTTTAGAATGTTGGCTATCTTGTGCTCATGGAAGTATTTAGACTCGTCACCGAACACATGGACATAAGATCTACCAGCCAGTGAAGCTGGCCTATCAAGTGAACCAAAGGTTAAGTTAAACCCTGTAAAGAATATGAGCGTATGTTTATAGGTTACTATTTTATTCTTTGGTTCCCAGAAGTGTCTTCGAATATGAGAGGGAAGATCTGGTTTTTCATCTTCAGAATATTTTGGTGGCTGTTTACCTACAACATAGTGAACATTCTCCCTTAATCCTTTTCGTTCCAAGCCCTCAATAATAGATGGCAGCACGTTTTTTTGCAGGTTGGAGTAAGTGTCAGATACCCATGCAGCGGGTGCACCTGGCATATCGTAAGCCATTTCAATTAATCGCTCAACCTGAAATTCTGTTGTTTTGGTAGATCCACGTCCTGATATCAGTGCGAGCGAGTTAGGCATCGCCAGCATACACGCCTGGGCTACCCAGTTAGCATACTGTTTTTCAACGGCTGGGCTATCCTTGTTTACCTTCTTCCTCCAGCTCATCTAGATATCTCTTTAAATCAATAGGTTCAAGCATTGCGTCACGTCTGAGGCGTGTTTTCTCTGAAGCAGGTATATCCAGGTCATCGATCGTGCGACCTAGTTCCAGTCGATTAATCGGAGGTAAGCCAACATCTGCCGTGTCTAAAGTTACCACCCGGATCGGTTTGCTGTAGATTGATGCTGGTAGTTTCTCCGGATCCGGTCGATCAAGTTCTTGAATCTTGGCAGCATTCATCAGAAGCTTGTTGTAGATATCGAAGTCTTTTGGCGTTGTGGCGGTATCTCGGACCATCAAGGCAGCATCTTCCAATTGTTCTGCATACTTGTTCCGGAGTGCCCTTTTTTCAACTTTGCGATCAAGATAGAAGAGGTTTACAGCCTCGTCGTACATTTCCTTTGCGCGCTGATGCTTCAGGTTAAAAGGCGGTTTAGTAAAGAATTCAACAGTTCGGCGCTTACCGTACTTCCGGTCCATGTGAAACATCATGGTCAGTGCCTCGATGTAGATCTGCTCATCGTTCGATAAGTCCTTCGAACTGCCAGTCTCAATGTATTCTTGCAGGATCTCAAACGATTTCTTTGTTTCGAAGCCACCGAAAATATCTGTTTTGCTGATTTTAAAGCCTCTGGTACGCCGAATCTCTTCTAATCGTTGAGATGATGCTACATCCCCGCGTTCTGCTTTAGCCAGGATCGCGAGTTGCTCATTGGCCAACGAAGCTATCTTGCCTCGCTCGATATGGAAGTGAATGCGTGAATCCGGATCTTTGGCCCGCTGAACAAATAGCTTTTCGTCCAGCTCCAGAACCATGGCCATATGCTCGTATGAATAACCTAATGCCGCCAGTTTTTCCAGCTTCATTACGCCTTCTTCGTCCAGGCCCATAAATTCATTAAAGACTACTTCCGCCATATCACAAATATGTAGCTGGGCGTGCGATCAGGAAAGGACTCGAGTGTTAGCGATAGCTTTCAATTAAGCGTTCTACCTCTTCTAATTCTGCTAGACGTAGTTTTAACCGCTGTTCGCGTTCTACCTGAAGGTGCGGTTTGTCGCCCTTTTTTAATTCAGATTCAATACGCCAGATATTTTCTTTGAGTTTAGTTTGTTTCTCGATCAGTTCAATTGGCGAAGATCTTCGAAGCTCTTTTAATCGGTTGAGGCTTGCAAAAATAGGGTGTTTCCCAAGCAGCTTCTTGTATTTATTGTAGTACTTTAATTCGTTGTAAATTAGTGTGTTATCGATATAATTCTCAATCACTAGTTTAGCGGTCAAATATTGCTGCTCGTTTGTCGTACAATCGAACAATGCCTTATGTGCATCCTTGAATTTTTTATAGGTTGTGATCTTATCGGTCGCCAAGATCTTCAGCTCAGGAGGGCACCCTATATCGTCGAGGTACGGAAATTCGTCTCGGAATTTGATCTCTTCAGGTCGCTTCCAATTATATTTATAAGCCAACACCCTGCGGATGATCTGATCCTGGTATTTCGTTTTTCTGCTGAAGATTCGAATCAGGTTTTTATCCTGGATAAACTCGAAAAGAAACTGGCGGCCCTCTTCAGAGGAACCACCAGCAACTAACCAATTATGAATAGTTTCAACGTTTGACATGTTAAGCGCCTGGCTTTAATGCTTCTTCAATTAACCATTTATAAACATCGAAAGACGGACATGCTTTCTTCACATTCTTAAAGTCACGGTGGCCGACCAGCTTCGCATCTGGAAACATCCGGTGATATTTCAATAGGAGTTGCTTTTGTGTCTTGATCTGAGCAGCTGTCCTGTTATCTACTGGCTTCCCATTGCGGTCCACACCGCCGATATAACTAATGTGGATGCTATCTGAATTGTGACCAGCGACACCATTCGCTACATTTTCTATAGGAAGCAATTGCACTTGGCTACCATCAGCACGTATAATGTGATGGTAGCCAGGATTTTTCCATTTCAACGTATTTCTCCAATAGTTTTGGATGCTTTCAATGGTTGTGTTCTGAGGCGTGGCCGTACAATGAAGTACGATATTGTTAATCGTTCTCATAGCCTACGCCTCCCACTTGCTTTTATCCGGATAGAATTTCTCCATAAATGGTTTTACAGCTTTCCATCCAGCATCATTAACATTACAGAATTTGCGTTTCGTTAAAGCGGTCTCCAAAACATCCTTAGGTACGTCAGAACGGTAAACAGACACTAAAATCGGATCGTTCTTTCCGCCATTCACCTGAACCGGTCTTTGATCAGGATTGCAGGTGTTATAATACAAGGTTGTAACTAAATGACCGTCTTCACAAGCGTTATAATCCGCAAGTATTTCAGTTAAAGATTCTTGATTCAACACAATAGGTGTATGCGTACCGTAGCGATGAACCGGTAGGTCTTTTGCCAGTAATGCTTTGCGAGTATTTTCCGCATTCTGGTTATATTTTCCGCCTTTTGCGCCAGTACCTTTTCCAATGACACCGAAAGCTTTGTCAAATTCAATATCATAAAGACCTACTTTTCCAAGTAAGAAAATATCGTCATTGGATAGAATAAAACTATCGTTATCAATAGCTCCAGAGGAAATAACCAGTAAAAGTTTTTGTGCTACATCGACCTGCGGGTTGTCGCTCTCAGGTGTATGTTCCAGGTGAGTTACTTTATCAGAGAACCAATCTTCTTTATCACCAACAACTAAAACATTCGCTTCAGGAAAAGAATGCTCAATCGAACGAAGGGCGTATTTCAATTCATCGCCTGCTGCTGCTTTTTTAAGATAAGGTATTACGAAAACCATTCCACTAAGAGGCTTCGTTTCTACTTTATTTTCTTGTTGGGTAACTTCTGGGTTGCCGTTGGTTTCGGTGTCGGGTTTGTCGACTTCGGTAGCTTCAACTTTGGGAGTTGGAGTTTCTTTGGATTTAGTTGCATTGGATTGACGTTTAGTTGTGGTTTTTTTGGTTGTTTTTTTAGTTGCCATGATTGTAAATCTTAGTGAAAGAAAAAACAAAAGGAGCGTGGTTAGCTCCTTTTGATGTTAATTAGATTCCGTCTCCTGCCGATCCGTCATAATCGGCATCAGCTGCCAATGTTGGAATAGCGCCGCGGTAGTGTGCTGTTTTAAAGCGGGACCGCTGAGCGGAAGTGAAGGTTAATGTTGATTTATTGGCCTCGTTATTATCCTGACCTTCATATTGAAGCATCATTGGATTACAAGGAGATCCTTGAAGGCGAACACCATTGTTTTCTGAACAAGCTTTGGATATAATGATCACGGGCTCGCCCATTAACTCAGTCATGAGTTCAGCAAATTCAAGATCGTCACCTGGGCGGGTTGCTGTAAAGTTCTGGATAAATCCAGCTTCGTCATATTCCCCTTCAGATGCATCCCAGCGGTTGATCGATGGAGGTGTTACATATAATCCAATAGCTTCCATGCCTTCTTTCAAAGTCACATCGGCCGAGATTAATACACCTTTATCGTCTCTTTCTGGAAATGGTTCTGCAAGATCCTTGCGACGAACAATTATAATATTAGGATCCTTGGCTGTTGGAGCGCCAGGGTTTCCTGTCTTTTTTGGAAGTGATACTGCTACGTATGTCATGATAAATATTTTTGATATGAATAATTTAATTCGCTACTACTTTTGAATTTAAAGGGGTGCTGTTAACACCCCTTATTTTTTAGATTCCTCCGCCAGCTGATCCAGCAGAACCTTCATCAGCGTAATGATATTGCTGATAGTCGGTTGCGTCACCCCAGTTGGCAGTTATTTGTGCTTTAGGATCATATCCTTCCGGTACGTAAGCAAACACAGCCTCACCAATAGCAAAGCCTACAGCTAGCCAGAATTCACCGTATAAACGAACTTCGTAGTCATGTTTTTGAACGTCGTTGATTACGTTAGGCACTTCGTTTTTGTGGCGAAGCTTCAGCATGTTTTGCTTAGGAGTCGAGAACGCGATCGGTGAACCGTACATACCGTCTAGAGCTACCAGCGTATTAAGCGAGTAGTCCACTTTTCGTGTACCGAAATCTCCAGATTGACCAGAGTTGACACCCCAAACAGCTTTGTATGCCCGCTCGTATCGACGTAAGTGATCTTCAGATATAAAGATGTTCATCTGACGGGTCTTGTACAACGGCGACAGATAATCAACAAAGCCATTGAAGAAGTCTAATACTTCCTGATCGGTCGCAGTCTTGTAATCGTAGTCAGGGTATTTATTATAAAAGTTAATACCCTTATCGCCTGATGCTTTAGCGTCAACCAAGATTGTTTCAACTCCATCCATTGAATCTTCCGGAATACCAGCTACATCGCTATCGAAATCTTTTGCCACATATTTACCTTTAAAGGCCATGCGCAATTCTATATCCTGAAGGATTTGAGGATAAAGAAGGTTATTCCAGATCCATTTTGTGATAGGCATCTGATCAGGCGCCAAACCCTCGTCGTATAATGCGAACATATAGCTATCCAATACCTCAGAAGGAATAATAGGGTAGTTGATCTTATGACGACGGTTTACGATGGTGATCGGAGTGAATTTAGCCTTACCAAGTGGTGTCCATTTGTTGGTGAACTGTTGAACTACCGAAGTAATAAAGGCACGGATCGCACGGTATTCAGTCGTTGCAGGAACAGACGTGAAATACTGAGCTGAAGTAAATCCGGTAAAGATCTCACGGATGATATCCAGGTTATTCCTATTGATGTTGAGGAATGTTCCAAATTCTTCTCGCAGATCATCAACATCGATCGTGGCACCAGCAGCATTTGGCATAACACCACGTTGCAAGAATTCAGTAACTCCCGCATAGTGTTTATGATTCATATTTAGCTTCATTACTGAAGTCACGCCTTCTTTACGCGGAACCTTGTTGTCGAATTCAGCCGCAGGAGTATCTTCTGGTTTAGCACTTAATGTTGCTACGGTTTCCTGCAAAGCGCTTTTCTCTTTATTAAGAGTTTCGATTTGCGATTGAAGATCT